TGCCGCAGCATGTTCTCGGTCGAAACGAAATCCTTGAGCACAGACGGAAGATCGCGGCCGGACTGCCGCGCCATCTGATCGTATTCCCGCAGCGCGCCGAACGCCTCGGCATCGCCCTTGTACTTGTCCAGGCCAGTCGACAATTCGCGGATCGCGCGGTCAATCTCGGCCTGCACGGCCGGTGGCGTCGAGCCCCAGGCTTCGCGCGCCTCCTTGGCGAAGCGGCTCGGGGCCTGGATCGCGGACGGGGCCTCGACCTTGGCAGCAGCATCAGGAGCCGCAGGAGTGGCCGGCGCAGCCTTCTCCGCTTCGGCCTTGGCAAAGCGCCCGGCATCATCGCGCGCCCGATCGCCGGCCTTGCTGGCTTCACCCGTGCCGCTCCCCGCATCGTCGGCCGAACCGATCTTGTCGAATGCGCCTTGCAGCGCGTCGCGGATGCTCGGCGGCGTCGCCGGAGCCTGAGGCGTAGATACAGCTTCGCCTTCCGTCGCGTTTGAGGCGACGGCGAGATCGTCAGACATGCATGGTGCTCCTAGTTGATCCCGGCTCTGTCGAATGCCGCCTTGATGTCGCGACGGATCGCGTTCCGATCCGGCTCCGGGCGGGCCGGCATCTTCTGCTCCTCGTTGCCGACCTCAACGTATCCGCGCGCCCGGTATGATTTCCGCAGGGCGGCCTTGGACGTGTAGGTCTGGCCGTCGACCATGCTCTTGACCTCGATACCGTCGGTAACGACCATCGGCGTCGGGAATGCACCGCGCCGGTCAACATGGCGATCGGCGTGATATTCGGCCTTCGGGACGAGGCAGCCCTTGCGCTCATCCCAAATCCATGTCCCGCGCACCGACATCACCGGTCCCTCAGAACGCCAAGACGCAGTTTCAGGCCGGACGCCGTGTAGGTCGGCGTGCCGGTGCCATTGACGGCGGCGACGTAGCAGGACGTCGCCTCATCGGCCGCCTTGAGCATCGTCTGAATGCCCTTGATCTCCGCCACGCTGACGCCGCCGAGGTCGTAATAGTCGGCCGTGGCGATGGAGACGCGCCCGAGGAAATTGGCTGCGTTGGCATCCGAGATGGACGGGGCAGCATTGGCCGTACCCACGGAGACATTCGCTGACAGGAAGATCAGATCGAGCGCGGCTTTCTGGTCGTCCGCGTCGATCAGCACGACCGAATTCAGCCATGCCTCTTTGCCGCCGACCGTCGAGATGTTCGGAACGGCGGTAGCGTCGAACAGCACGTCGCCCGACGCATAAGCGCTCGTGTCCATGGTGGGCGTGATGTCGATCAGCCGCGCCATGTCACCAATGGAAACAGTGGTCATGCCATCACCTCTTGCGCTTCATGCTGCGGCGTCTCGTCGTCAGGCTTCGGCTCGACCATGCCGGCCTTTGCCTCTGCCGCCTCGTGGTCGACCTGTGCTTTCTGGAGGTCCAGTTGTTTGATCTGGAGGTCGATTTGCGCGATGGCGAGCTTGATATTCGCCAGCTGCGTATCAACGCCGGCCTGCTGTTGCGCGGTCTGCGCCTTGATCATCTCGACCTGACCGGTCATCTTCGCGACTTCGGCCTTCGTCTGGCTTTCGATCGCCTTGGCCTGCATCTCCGGGTCCGGCGGCTTCGGCTGGCTCGCCTGCTGCGCCATGCCGTCCAGCATCTCGACGAGGTGGTCAATCGCCCCCTCAAGCGGTCGGCCGGCGCGGAACCCACCGGCCGCGAATTTCAGCACCTCGCCCATGAACGGTCCAAGCTGCGGCGCCTGCATGATCAGCGGCGCCGCCTGTTGGAATAGCCCACCGACCGCCGTCACGAATTCGGTCCGGCGCTGCTTCTCGGCATCCTCGTCCGGCTGAATGGTGCTGTCGGTCTCGATCTCGATCGTGAAGCCGCGCGCCAGGTCGGACGCCAAAAGCTGCTGGATCTCTTCCCACGAGGACTTTTCGAGGACGTCTTTCAGCTGCGGCGGAACCGGCTGCTGTTGCTGCTGCGCCGTCTGCGCCGCGACCTGCGCCTTCTGCTTCATCTCCATCGTCGGGATGTCCGCCTGCGCCATCTGCGCCAGCGTCGCGACGGGAAAATTCTCGCACATGATCTCCGCCGCGATCCGGATCAGATCGCAGGCATAGCGCTGCATCTCCTGCTGCCGCTCCTTGACGCGCATAGAGCCCCACTGGCTCTTGATCTGCTGCGCCGTCGCGGTCTCGCTGGCTTGCGTACTGCCCCTGAGGATGTCCGAGATGCCGGTGATCTGGTAAACGTCCTCGATCAGCACACGGCGCAGCGCGACAAGCTCCTTGACCAGCATCACGCAGTCGGCGACGGGCAGCCACACCACCACGTCCTTGAGCGACGCCATGCCCGCGACACTGGCCGGGATCGGGACGAGGATCGCGTTTTGGTCCGTCGCCTTCAACGCGCGCTCGACGGCCTCGGAGATGTCGCCGGCACCGGAGATGTAGAACCCCTTCATGCGCAGCGCTTGGCTGACCTGCGCGATGCGGGCCGTGTACTCGTTGATCTCCTCCATCTGGTCTTTGTACTGCCGGATGTCGGGGACCGGCTTCAACGTCCTCGGAACCAGCGTGCCGAACGCAGGCTTCGGGCAGGGCCAGAATTTCGACAGGCTGAGATGCGGCGGCTGCTGATCCAGGACGTATTCGCAGCTGTCGCACACCCAGGTCACGAGGCCGCTGCGCTTGTCCCAGATCTCCCACACCTGCGCCTTGAGTTCCTTCGTCTCCTGCCGGTCGTCCTTGTCGACCTTCTTCAATTCGATCTCGTCGAAGATCTCTCCGAACCGCTGCTTGCCCTCTTCCTCGGTCATCCAGGCGCAGCGCGCGACCCACCACGTTTCCAGCCACGACCGGCCTTCGGAATGCAGGAAGTCGAACGGCGGGAGGTGTTCGAAGACAACGGCCGGGGCGCCGTCCTGCTCGGCAAGGCGAGCCCAAGCCGTGCCCCGCGAGTACATCAGGTAGTCGTCTCGCACCTCGCGCATGAGGTTGTCGAGGTCGGACCGCTCCACCATCGTGACAAGGCAGCGCTCCAGCACCTCACAGGCGTCGCGGGCAATCGGCTTGTGATCCTTGAAGCGCGGGGCGACGACAGGCACCGGCGGCCGAGCGTAGGTGGCCGGTTTCAGAACTTCGATGTTGGCCCAAAAGATGCTGTACTCGCGGTCCGCGCTGTCGGCGCGCTCGTCCTTGCTATAGAGCCGATCCACATTCTTGATCTGCTCATGCCACTTCTGGAGGTCCTTCTGGCGCTTCTGGATGCGCTGGTTCCAGTCCTTTGCGCTGACGGGCGCGGAGGGCGGCAGCGTCGTGCCATCGGCCTCGGCTACGCCTTCCTGGAGGGTGTCATCCATTAAATGCGTATCCTTGTCGTCGAGACCGGCTCAGGCGGCCCGATTACGATCTGACCGGGGCCAGCCTTGGGGCGCTCAACCGCTGTCGTCTGTGGCGGCTGCCAGGGGCGTGACATCAGCCCGTAGCGCCATTCGTCGGCGGCGTGGTCTTCCGCCTCAGTGTCGAGGTCTTCGGCCTTTGCGTGATCGTGCTGGAGCGTCGGGATTGTCCGAATGCTTGCCGTGCAGGTCGAGAAACAAAACACCATCGGGACGCCATCGATGCCGCGCAGGCGGCTGCGCATCTGATCCCAGCCGCCGACGTGGCCCTCACGACCAACGCGGGCGTTGTCTGCCGGGCGGAACGTCACTCCGGCGCTCAACATGCGTTCAGCGATTGACGGCCCCCCGTCCTCACTGAACATCGCCGGGTCGGCCACGCTGTACGAAAACTTGTCGCCGGCATCTCGATCCAGAATTCCGGCCGCCACCTCTTCCGCCGTTAGCCTAAGCCCCTTGTTTGGCCCGCTGGCCCCGTACCATTCGCGATAGCGCACCAAAGCGCCGCGCGGGATAATCAGGCCAGGTCGAATGATCGTGTCTGCCGCGATAGCCCACCACCCGACAGAGAACGGTGCAGCAAAGCCCCAATCCATCGACCGGAACCGCGCCCAGTCTCTCGGAATGGCGAACGGCTCAATGACGTGCTTTTTCTCGTCCCACTCGGCGAAGAACGCGCCTTCGATTGCGCTCCAATCACCGTCAAGCCATGCCCTGACCAGGGCCGATGATCCGACCAGCTTCAAGCGATCCAGATACGCCGGGTCAGCCTCCAGGAGCGCAACATTGTCCGTGATGCGGCTCGGGATCACGGCTGCCTCAATCTGGCCCTCGTTGATCTGCGCCATTCGGACGACCGGACGCTTTGGAAACGGGTGCAGGCCAAACCGCTCGCGCAGCCACTGTTGCCCAGGGCCGCCAGGGTTGGCCGTCATGACCATTTGCACCGGTACGCCGCTCGCCGAACGCAGCACGCCGAACAAGCGATCAATCGGCGTCGGGTCCGGATACTGCCCGGCCTCCTCGATCCAGGCATCGGTAACGTTGCGGCCCTGCCACTCGTCAGCGTCGGCGACGCCGTCAAGATAGCGAAACGAGACGCGGCCACCATTCGGCATGCGCCACGTCAGCTTGCTTTCGTTGAACACGCCGCCGAGCTGCGAATAGATCTGGCGAGACCGCTCAATCGCGTCTTCCGAGCTGACGGTGGTCCGGCGAAACATGATCGCGTTGAAGGCGGCCCCGTAGATCGCTTCCTTCGCCGCCCACTTCCCGAGAACCCCGTCTGTCTTTCCGCCGCCGCGAGCACCACCGAAGAACACGAGAGGCAGCGGGCATTCCATAAGCGCATGCTGCGGTCCGGGCTGTGGAGCCCATACGACCCTAGTCTTCGTCCCCTGCATGCTGCGCCTTCCATTGCGCTGGCGACATCGGGGCGGTCGACACGACGTTTGTCACGACATCCGCTTGCATCTCAACGGACTGGAGGTCTGGCAAGACTTTGGCGAGCAAGGTCTTCGCAGCACTGACTTGCTGTGCATCGAGGGCGACTTCCCCCATCACGCAGCCGTGCAGGCGGTTGATGATCTGCGCAGCCTGGATCTTGGCGCGGGTCTCGTCGTCATGCCTGATTTTCTTGATGCGAGGCGGCATCAATGACGCTCCGTTGGAATTTCGTTTTTACCCGGCGCATTGGATCTGGAATTAATTTCCACTACGCGAGCGATTTTGCGCCGTCACGCCTCAAGCAAGGCGACAAATTCGTCTGCCGCCGCTTCAACGCGCTTCTTGGCGGCGTCGACACTGGCGAACTCTCCGTACTGGCCCGATACCCAAATCGCTCCACCGTCCTTGGCGACGCGGGCGAAATGCATCTTGCCAAGTGTCAGGATCTCGTCGGGGCCTTCTTTGACCCAAGCGCGCTTGATCATGTTGGATGATCCGTTAGGGCGGTTGGACGCATTCAATCAGCGAGGCCGGGTCTCTCACCCAGCAAGGCAGGTCTTACCCATCGGGTGGCGTTCGTTTGGGGTCTCCGGACGCGCCCCAACACCTGCTTCACCGTTCCACGACCCTACGCGCCGGATACGGCCAACCGCATCCCATCTTTCTCCAGGTGTCCCACCAGATCAGATACCCGGCACATCAAACGGGCGGATGAGCTTACTAGCCCCTCTCGGGCCGCTCGCTGAACTCGTGCCGCCGTAGCGGCGAAACCTCAATCGCGCGGGGTTCCGTCAGCTTCACGCGTCACGGAAACGTTGATCCACATTGCCGTTTCGCGGATACGCCGCAGAATATAGGTCTTGTCAGCGCCATCGGGCAACGCAGTATCGATCAGCCTGGCATAGTCCGCCGAAGCCTGCCGCAGCGCAGCCATCGCGGCGATCTGCTCGTCGGTTGGCTTGAGATATTCGAACGTGCTCGGGTGAAGTGTCAACCTAATTACTCCTATTAGCTTGGGTGCTCGTGGGCGCTACTACACCGCCGACATCCAGCAGGGAGCCATACCGACGCGATCCGCCTTCGCTTACGCCGTAGAGGCTAATAGCTGCCCCGCTGTGCTCGTCCCATATGTGCAGTTAGGGATCGGCCGGGGGCGCCGCCTTAGCCTGCTTGCACGGTCTGCCGCACTAGCGGCTAATTGGTACGGCGCTGGACGAGCCTGCCACGGTAACTCTACCGCCTGCCGCCACACTCGCCCGATCACGCGACAGGACGCCGCGCCGTATTCCGTTGCCCGTTCGGGCGAATTGTCGCGGAAAGAGGGTAACGCACCTAAGGCCGCTAAGCCACACGCCTCCCGGTTAACAACCGGGTGCTCTCTTTGAGCTATTTCCGCATCAAGCGCATCATCCAGACGCGCAAATCCATTGAACAAAAGGTACATCGCCGCGAAAAATTATGCAACCCTGTCAATGGATGGCCTGCGGAGTAATTCCCACGCTGATTTTGCTGTTTCTTAAAAATAGCGCTTGCATGCGCGGGCATAATGCCCTATTCTCATCTTCATCGAGAGGGCAACAGAGCCCGCCAGCAAATGGAGATGAAGATGTACACGACCAAGATCAACACCCCGGCCCGCGTCGCCGAAGTTCTGCGCCACCCGCGCGTCATCGCCGCCTTTGAGCGTCTTGCCTGGATCGATGCGGGCAATGAGGGCTACGCCCCGTGCGATAGCCAGATCGTCGCCGCAGATTTCTCGATGTTTTATGACGCATCCGCTGGCGATCAGCCCGCACCCGCGTACGACCGCTCAATGCAGATCCAGATCATTGAGGACGCCCTCAAGATCGCCATGCTGCACATTCGCGGCGAGTACGTCGAGTATGACGGCGAGTGATACCCATGGACATAAGCGAGCAACGAGCCAGGGACGAGATCGCTTTCGACGGGTTTCCGCCAAGCGATTTCGTCACCTTGTGTGAGGATCACATTAAGATCCGCGTGAACTACTCCGAAAAACTGAGCGCCACGATCCGCAATATCGGCGGCGGCAAGTGGCACCCCGATAAGGCTGAATGGCGGTTCCCGTTCGCGACGTGGCGCCGCGTTGCTGCGGCAACTGATGTCATCAATGCGCTTGCTGTTGAGGCGCGGCAACAGCGCCAAGCCGAGACGGAAGCCCGCGAAGCTGAACGGCGCCGTCAAACAGAAGAGCGTCAGCGCGAAGCCGATAGGAAGGACGAAGCAGCGGCGATGAACAGACCTCGCCGGATAAAAAGCGAGCACGTCACAGCCGCAGAGAGATTGCCTCTATTCCACCTCATAGTTGAGTCGATTGGCGATCTGAAAGCGATGGGCCTAGATCTCCCTATCGTGGGGCTGAAGCCGCGTGCTTACGTTGGGCAAATCATGGGCCACGACGGGCGCCGATTTTTGCTCGCCTATCTCCAGGGGAACCGTGATTACGCGCGGGCGAACTCTCGCGGATCGCGCGGCATCTATATTTCATACCTTCTGGCTCACGGGCCGATTTACAAAGTCTCGGCACCGATTTCCTGGAGCACAACAGATCGCTATTTCTGCCGCGTCGAAAATGGATCAATCGTCAAGATGACCGAAGCCGAGGTGATGCAATGTCTCGAAAGCTAGGGCTCGGCGTTGATGTGCTGACCGCCGCCCAAGAGCGCATAGCGTGGACGTTCGACACATTCGCCCGCGTCTACGTCTCATTTTCCGGAGGCAAGGACTCTACCGGCATGCTTCACCTCGTGGCTGATGAAGCGCGAAGGAGGGGCCGGAAATTCGGTTTGCTATGCGTCGACCTTGAGGCGCAGTACAAACTTACGATTGATCATATCGAAACTTGTTACCGCCTGTATGCGGACTTGATCGAGCCGCATTGGGTTGCCCTGCCGATCCGGCTACGGAATGCGGTCAGCCAATTCGAGCCACGGTGGACATGTTGGGACCATGAATGCCGCGATCAATGGGTCCGCGAACCATCGTCGCTATCCATCACAGATCCTTCAGCATACTCGTTCTTCCGAGAGGGGATGGAGTTCGAGGAATTCACACCTGCATTTGGGCATCACTACGCAAGTGGGCAACTCACCGCCTGCCTTGTCGGCATCCGGTCAGATGAAAGCCTAAACCGCTTCCGGACCCTGATCGCGGACAAGACCCGCATGGATGGGAAGTGCTGGACAACTTGGTGCGGCGGGCCGCTCTGGAATGTCTATCCAATCTACGACTGGCGCACCGAGGACTTATGGACGTGGCACGCCAGAAACCCACAGGCCCCGTACAACCACCTCTATGAGCGGATGCGCCTCGCCGGGCTAACCATCCACCAAATGCGCATCTGCCACCCCTACGGGGACGACCAGCGGCGCGGCCTTTGGCTCTACCAGATCATTGAGCCGGAGACGTGGGGCCGCGTCGTTGCACGCGTCAACGGCGCCAACTCAGGAGCGCTGTATTCCCAGGAGCGCGGCAACATCAACGGGACAATCAAAGTCAACAAGCCGGACGGGCACACATGGCAGAGCTTTTCCGAGCTTCTCCTAGCATCCATGCCAGAGAAAACGGCTGAACACTACCGCGACAAGGTGGCCGTTTTCATCAAATGGTGGCGCGACAGAGGGTACAGCGGAGGAATTCCAGATGAAGCCCCCGCCTCAGATGAGGCCGACCGCAAGACGCCAAGTTGGCGCCGTATATGCAAAGCCCTGCTTCGTAATGACTACTGGTGCAAGGGGCTAAGCTTCACCCAGACAAAAAGCGAAAGCTTTGAGCGATACCGCAAGTTTATGCAGCGCCGCCGCCGCGAATGGGGGATCTTCGGATGATTGACACTCTATCGAATCAGATCTGTGCCGAACTATCAAAGCTGCCGGAGCGCGAGCGCATCTCCGCCCTAAACCACGTCAGAACTGCACTACACAACGTAAGTCCGTTCCGCGACGAGCCGATTGACTTGGTCTTGTGGGTTCCCGCCGATGAGGTTGAGGCGAACGACTACAACCCCAACAAGGTCGCCCCGCCGGAGATGAAGCTACTTGAGCACTCGATCCGAGAAGACCACTATACCCAGCCCATCGTCACGTTCGCCCCGGAGGGTGGCGCGCGAGTTGTCGTCGATGGCTTTCACCGCAACCGCGTCGGCCGCGAGGCCCAAGATATTGCAGCCCGCATCCTCGGGCACCTTCCCGTCGCAACACTCAACACTGACCGTGCGGACAGGGGAGACCGCATCGCCGCGACCATCCGCCACAACAGAGCGCGCGGAAAACACATGGTCACGGCCATGAGCGACATCGTCATCGAGCTTGCGAAGCGAAATTGGTCTGATGCCAAGATCGCCAAGGAACTTGGCATGGATGCCGACGAGGTGCTTCGCATGAAGCAGATAGGCGGACTAGCAGAACTGTTTTCAGATCGTGAGTTTTCAGAAGCGTGGACCGTAGAATGACCGGCGCAGAACTCAAATCCATTCGAAAGTCACTTGGCCTAACCGTCGAGGGGTTCGCCCGTGTGACGGGGACACGCAACGCCCGCACTGTGCGAGGATGGGAGGCTGGCGAGCGCAACGGCCTTCCCGCCGAAATCCCCGGCCCAGTCCAAGTACTCGCCGCGGCTCTCCGGGACGTGCCGGAACTACGCGCGCACCTCATCCCTACCGGGCGATAGGGCCGCTCCGGGCGAGGTGCGCCGAGCCGGTTCCCAATGAATTGCAAGCGCGGAAAGCGCGGCGCGAAGCAGCAGCAGATTGCAGAAGCCGACGGGGGCCTCGTCGAGTTCGCACACATTGCATGCGAGGTCGAACGCTCGCCGGCCGTCAACGCCGGGCGTGTCGACAATTGCTGCACGCGCCGAAGCATCCGCCGCAGACAGGGCCATGGCGACATTGTCGTCTACCTCGGATGAGCCCGACAGCACTTGCCCGATCTTCGCGGATTGAGCGCTCGGTTGCCTGATGCCCTGCACCGAACGCCAGCGGCGGCGTAGCTCAGCAAACCGCGTCCCGGCCCGGAATTGAGGCTCGGTGATCTGACCGCCTAGGTACAGGCGGCCAATCTGCGATCCAAGGCGAGGATCAGCAGCGCCGCGCTTTGCCTCGGTCATGATGCGCTGGACCGTCGTCGGGCTTATGTCGTGGACTTTGGCCGTCTCGATCGGGTTGGAAGGCTTGCGGCGGGCTCGCGGCATCAAATGGCCTCCTGGGTGTTGGGCGAGTTTTGCAGGTGGTTGAACGCATCTGCGGAAAAATCTGGCGTCGGCGCGACGGGGCGCTTGCCGGGGCCGTCAAAGTCACCGCCTAAAATGTCATGAGCCTTCTCGTTTTGCAGGTAAGTCTGCTTTCGCCAGATCGGGTTTGGGTCGCGGAAAATCGTCTCGACGATGGATGGAGCGTCACCACTGCCTTGTGGCTCCTCAGTCTCGCCGAGGATTTCCGGCAGAGCGCCGAGCATATCGGCGGAGGATGTGTAGGCGCCGATGACGAAGCGCACGCCGAATTCGCTCGGGCTGTCCGTGACGATCCACCCGCCGTTACCGGCACGCTCGATGTTGATGCGGGTGTAGTTGGTGCGCTGGTCAGTCATGTGCATTCTCCAACTGATTTGTTTTCATCGCAGACAAAATCAAATCGATGTCGTGGACCGACAAGTATGTGTTTGTTCCAGAAATGGAAAGCTCCAGGCAAAACGACCGACGATTTTCCATTTCTTTTGCAATGTCATCGATAGACTTGTCTTTTCTATTTCGCCAATCCATTGTGCCTTCTTCGTATTTTTTGATCATAGCTTGACGTATCGATTGGGCGGTGATCAAGCTAGCAAGAACATCAAGCATGTCTCACCCCTCCTGCGCCGGCGCGGCCGGCTGGTTGATCTTCGAAACGAGGTCGGACAGGTTTGCCTTCATCCGAGCCCGATGCGCGTCGTCGAAAATCGGGTCGCCGTCGATGACATCGGCCATTCGGCGGAGGAAAGCTCCGGGTTCGACGAGGGCCGCCTTCATGCGAAGGCAGGTCTTGCGGAACTGCGGCGGCGTCGGCGCGAATGCCTGATTGTCGCGCTCGTCTTCGCCGCGAAGAACAGCCGTCACAGCATCGTCGATGGCCTGGAGCGGGATGTCGCTCACTGCGGCCCAATAGCCGGCGACAAGGGCTTTCGCCCGCAGATGGTCAACGTTCTGCGATCCGGGGAACACGTCCAGCATGGCCCCAATGATGAGCAGAGCGTCCGGCTTCTGAGCTGGCGGCAATGAGGCAAAGATCTTGTCGGCCTCGGCTCGGATCACGTCCCGCGTTTCCGGCGCCAGCGTCGCGCCGTCCGGTAGTTTCCATCCCTTCGAGGTCATGACGAGGTCGCGCTCCAGCTTCCTCAGCGAATTGAGCAAAAAGGCTGGTAGACTGGCGTCCGGCTTGAATTGAACGATATCCGCCATTGCGGTTGTCTCCTGTCGGTTCGGGGGCGGGCTCATCGGCCCAGCGGCCCTGATTGAGCCATGTCTCGGGGTTGCACCAATTTCGGTCGCGCGGTTTCCCGGCGATGTATCGCTCCAGGCCGGTCATGATCTCGGCGAGCGTGACGCGGCCGGATTTGCGGATGATCTCGAATTTCCTGCGGGCGCCGTCCTTGCCGACCTTGTGGGGGTAGGCAGGCCAAAACACCTCGTCGAAGGCGGTCATGGGGAAGTCTGGCCGATCGGCCTTCGGCTGTGGCGCCGGCCGCTTTGGCTCGGCGAAAAGGCTAGGGTCGTTTTCACGCTCAACGCGCGTTGTTGTTGAGCGAAGCGAAACAACATCTTCTTTCTGATATCTGGCTTCTGGATAGCATTGCGACCGCTCTGCATCGGCAATGCGTTCGCATCTGCCGCTGTTTGATTTATCAGGACTTTTCGACCATCTGCTATTCGCTGAGCGTCGCGCTGCCTCTGTCTTTTCGTCGCGAATTCCAAGCTCAGAGGCAACGCGACGGTTCCAAATACACCCGTCTTCGGACGTGATCTTTCCGTCAGCGAGCAGCGTTTCGCGGATCTTGCGAAAGCTGGCCGGAGGCAGGCCGCACAGGCGTGACAGTCGCGCCTCATCGTCGCGGATCGGAGCCTTGGCCTCGTACATCATTGCGACCAGCGTGATATAGACACCCGTCTCGGCGGCGCTCATGCCGCGCGTTCCGGCAAGCCAGTCTGATGGAAAGAAGCGGACCCAAGGCGTGTCGCTCATCAAGCCACCTCGTCGAGCAGGTTGCGGATGATCTCCGGCTCGCCAGCGAGGGCCGACATGACGCGGCGCTTGATCTCGCGCGGCGAGATGCCTGTCTCCTTGGCGACTATGTTGAACGCTGTGGTCTTGCTGATGCTCGCCTCTTGCCCGGCAAGCTGGACAAGGCGAGCGGAGCAGCCAAAGCGCTCGCAGGTTTCCGCCCGCGTGTGGGTCCTGTAGAATGCGGCGATGGCGGCGTGGTCGAACCGGCGTGTTGTGCTCATGACCCGATCCCCACATCAGCAAGGCATTTCGGATCGTGCCCCAGGTGCCAGCCGACCGGGCAGCGGGTCACGCGGCCGGCGGCTAGCGCCTCGTCGATGAGATTGCGGTCGGAGGGCGACACCGTTGTCTTGCTGTCAGCGGTGCCGGCGAGCGT